CGTAATTGACTTAACTTACCTGTGCGTGGCCTAAATCGTCAAGCATCTGTACCAGGTTTTCCTGGCCTTGAGGCGCACCCACGTATTCTATACTAAACACCACTTATGAGAAATGAAATCCGCAAAGATCTTGTTGATCTTAATGTGTCTGATGACGCACTCAGCAAACTTTCCCGATTACTTGATAGAACTGAATCTGGAACAACTGATATATTACTGTCTCCAATCGGCAATAATGTTGATCCTAAAGTTATTCTTCAGGGTTGGGATGACATCTTCAATTCTAATCGAGATAAACTTAATAATGTGTTACTCGAATTAGAAGAAAATAATCGTTCTAAGTACGGGCCAAGATCAATCGCAGTTCCTTGGTTAGAACGTAGGGATACAGTGCTGAATTCCTTTTCCCTTGATGACGGAAAAGAAGTTGAATCCGAGCCTGTATTTAACGGTAGGTTACGACCTATATTCCTTAAGAACGCAGCAAAGTATATTAAATTGCAAACAAACGCGGGTCTACCTACGATGTTATCAAAAGGTAGTGCTTTAGACAATCTATTTATACACTTGGAAAGTGAACTGAGAAGAAACTACCCGTCAGTACCTTTCACAAGAACTCAAGAAAATAATAAAACCAGACTTGTTTGGGGATATCCATTAGCAACTGTCCTTGACGAAATGAGGTATTATAGACCCATTCTTGAGTATCAACGTAAGTTACCTTGGCGTGCTGCTTTAAACAAAGCTGAAGATATTGATTCAGCCATCACTAGACTCATCAACCATGCTCGAAGTTCTGGAAAATCATTAGTGAGTATTGATTTCTCCAATTTTGACAATTCTGTTAAACGTAAGTTACAGAAATATGCCTTCGAAGTGTATTTTCCTAGTCTATTCCAAAGTAAATATCACCCGGAATTAGCTTTACATGGAGAGAGGTTTAACACGATTGGGCTTGTTACACCGGACAAGATACTCCGTGGACCTCATGGCATTCCATCAGGATCAGCTTACACGAATGAAGTAGGTTCTGTTGTGCAGTATGGTATCTCACAAGATTTTAATGAGAATCTCGAGTTCTCTCAAGTACAGGGTGACGACGGCGCGTATGCAACCTTTGATCCAGAAGGTTTTAAAGATCACTTCCGTTCGTATGGACTTGATGTAAATGATGATAAATCTTATATTTCTGATGACTTCATTGTATATTTACAAAATTTATATCACAGAGACTATCAAGATGAAGGTGTTATTCGTGGAATTTATCCTACTTATCGAGCTTTACTTAGGATAGTTTACCAAGAGAGATTCAACGACTTCTCAAAGGATGATATTAGTGGTAGGGATTACTATGCGATACGTACTCTCTCGATACTTGAAAATGTAAAGCACCATCCTTTATTTAATGAGTTTGTCGACTATATAACTAAGTTAGACAAATATGGTTTAACTGTAAGCGACCAAGGCCTTTCAAGCTATATTAAGATGCGTGAGAAGCAAGATGGTAAAGACATTAGGTTTACGGAGTATAGAAGAGGAGATTCTTTCGGTATTAAAAGTTTTGAATCTTATAAACGTGCTATGAAACTTATTGTATAATCTTTCGGTGGAACACTTTCG